TAAGGGATCGCGTGTCTGCAATATGTCTGCAAATCAATTGCCCGCCACGGGTGACTGCGGCAATGCTCAAACCCGCTTCGGTCGGTCCGTGTGCCTAAGATCGAGCAGCGGACTTATCTCACCGAGCTGCTTTTCGATCTCATCACAATGATTTTGCGCGGCCCAAAGCAGACGATGATGTTTTTGAAGTAAGTGCTCGAGCTTAGTTTTCGGCTCTGGCGCGTCGGCCTCTAATTGACCGTCTTCCCAATCGTCGATCCGATCCCAGATTGCGTCATCAAGAATGCTCACCGGTCGCTGTGGCGCATCCTTGCCTGCACCTTCGGACTTGATCTCATTGGTAATGTCTTGCCAAACGACGAGCAGCTGGCGCGAAAGCCGGAACAGCTTGCCATAGAGTTCTTTACGCGGACGCTTGGTCATTAGTCGGCGCCACTCGGGGCGAAAACTTTACGAGCCAGAGAAGATATCCCAGTTGCGGCCGGGGGCGCTACCGCCGTTCCGCGCGCCGCCCGTCCAGAGGTCGAAATCACCATCGGGGTGATGAGGCGTGCCGATCGCAAACTGCGGCGTATTCGGCCGGCGGTAGATTTCGCCAGCACGATAGCCGGGCCGGTGTTCGTCGAACTCCTTGGCCTTGCGGATCGACATGCACAGGATACGTGTCGCCGACATGAGGTCGTCGTTGATCTTATTGACCAGGCCGTCCTCGCCGCGGTGGTACATCCGGTATTCCTGAAACCACTCTTGCAATTGCCGAGCGACGCGCAGCTTGCCGTTGGCGAGCCGCGTTGCCATCAGCGAAATGCCGGCTTCGAAATCAAAGCCGCCGCCAGGAAAGGTCGCGTGGTCATCGAGCATCCGTAGACCTTCGGCCTTATAGAGCGATGCAACGGTTCGATTCGACTCCCGCGATTTTTGGTGACCGTCATGCGGCCACGCCACCGGCACGTCGCCGGCTTGCCCGTTCATAGCCGATCGGATCAGCGCAGCGTGGTTGACCGGAAGGCCGCCGAACATGCGCACGGCATGGATGATGTGAATGACGTCATTGGTCCGGTCCAGACCCCGAGCACGCCGGCAAAAGCGTGCTTCTCGGTGTGGCCGAAATCGAGGGCCCACAACGCCGGCCAGAACGGCGGAATATAGTCCAGCGGGTCTTCCGCGATTTGTCCCTCGAGAATCTGGAACACCTTGCCGGAGCCGGCGGACGGAATGCCCCAGCATCTCGCGTCCCTCTCATGTGCGGGCACAGAGGCGATGATTGCTTCGTGCCGCTCGACCGGAATGTGCAGCGCGTCCTTCAACGCCATGATGACGTGGCCGCGCTGCGGTGTCAGCTCCTGCAGAAAGCGCTGCGCCACCGGCAACATGCCGCGAATAGGCGTAAAGGTTGCGAAGATCACCCCCTGCGTTGAAAACGAACGGGCTATTAATTCCGTCCAGATGGAAATCGGGACGTCCTCATCAGCCCAGATTACGTCGATGCCCGTTCCTTGAAGGCGGTCTCTGCCCTGGTCGAAAGACTTAAAGGTCAAAAGCGACACGCCGCCGGACTTGTGCCTGACGCGCAGCTGGTCGACGGCGTCTGGCAGACCATGCGATTTTGAGATTGCCGGGCGGCCGCGGCGTTCGTCGTAAGCATCAAGCGGAATCAGACCATCGGGGTCAGCTAAGTTACCCACAAGTTTCGCTTGGATGACATCGCGTACGTGCGCCGCTGTCGGGCCAATTGCCCAAGCGGTCACCGGCTTGTTGAAGCGGCGCCCGCGCCAGTCTCGTGGATAGTCGCCGGTTAAGTGCATTGCGAGCACATAGGCGCCGACCGTTGACTTGCCGCTTTGATTGGCGCCGAACAGCGCTGTTTCGGATCGCGTGGCGCCGAGCTCCACAAACTCCGCCTGCTTCGGATGCAGCGTTATGCGGTCGATCTTCCGGTACTTCTCCAGCCGCTCCTTCACCGGCATTAGGTCTGCAGCTTTCCGCAGCTTCTCAATGTCGGGTCCGGCAGATTCGCTCATGGTTGTGCCTCTATGACTGTGGTGGCTTTGTCTGCGAGCATGTTTTCGTAGCGCGCCAGGCCATTGGCGCCGAACATCTCGACCAGCTGCTCGCGGGAAGCTTTGAGCGCGCGCATGGTGCGCAAGGCCTCGATCGCCTGGTCGTCCAGTGACTTGTGCTCAACCGTCACAGTGTGGTGCGACTCGACCGCAAAGCCGCCGCGGTCCAACAGTGCCAGGCAAGCCTTCAGGCAATCGCGGTGCTCAACGTCGTTTGCGATGCGCTCGGTCTGCCGGATAGCAGCGAAGGCCGATGCCCGGATCATCTTCGCGCCGACTTCCCGCAGCGCCGCTTGCACCCCGTCATGGTGCACTAACCGGTAGGCGTTTGCTTTCACGGTATCATCGTTGCCGGAATAGCCGGCGGCCCGGCACGCTCGTATTTCGCTGCCGTAGCCGGCCGGCCCGTTGGCCAGCTCGAGCACGAACAGCCGCCGCTTCGGGCTCAGCGCCAGCATGGCGGGCCCGAGTTCGCTTTCATCCGGCACAGCAACGGTGGGAATCGCGGCGTACTTCCGAGACCGGCGCCGCTTGGGCTTGATACCGTTGGACTCGACTTCGGACATGGTCACGGCTGGCCCTCCGCCAGCTCCACGATTTTGATGGGACGCGCGTAAAGCTTGCCATCCGTGCCCATGTGCCGCACGAATTCCACCCGTTCGTGTGGCAGCAGCGGATGGTGTGCGCCTTCAACTTCGGAGGCGTACGCCATGACCTCGCGGCCATCATCGGCCCTGATAAAGCAGACGCGGCGGTCACAATGGGTAATGGCGCCCTGCATCGTCGCGGTGCCGTGTATTATCGCGGTCATTGCTTGCGCCTTTCCGGGTCGTACGGCTCAAGCATCACGACCAGCGCAAGGATCCGCTCACGCAAGTTCATGGATTTGCGGCCGACAATCCGCACGGCCTCGTCATGCAGCTTGACCGCGGTGTCGTCGGTACCGGTGTCCAGGCGGTCGAATATCCGTTCCCACCAATCAAACATTTCCGCGACAGGTTGGCCTTCAATCATGGCGTCCTCGGCCAGGGCCTTTTGCGCCTTCGGTGCCGCTTTCATCTCCGCGAAAAAGGCTTGCAGCGGTGTCATCGGATGCCACCGCCCTGCTGGCGTGCGGCCTGTCGCTGGGCCGCGTAATCGGCAAGCAGATTGCGAACCAGCGCGGCCAGTGTCCGACGGTCCTCAATAGCGGCTTCCTGCAGCTCCGCACGCAGCGGGGCTGACATGCGGATGACGACCTGTTTTTCCAGCGGCTTATTCGGCATTGCGGCCTCTTATTTTGTTACGCGCTTGCATTGGCCACACCAGCCAGAAAAATTATCCGGCTGACGGCAACCGCAACGCGGGCAAGTCCAAAACTTCATATGGCCGCTCTTTGATCTGCCGCCCGGTGTGCATGCCGATGGCGTTCGGGGCAACGCACCCTACTAGGGATCGAGGCCGACTTCGATCGAGAGGGCGCCCTGTCGTGAATTGCCCTGGCGACGCTGGCCGTCCTTTAATCGGCCCGTAACCGGTCATGGCTACGTTTTCGCCCTGGGACGGTGGAACTGTTTGCGTGGGATCAGGCTCTGCCGCTGTTCCAGGCCCTGCCGCGCGAGTGTTGCGTACGTCCGCGCGGCAGGGCCACTGTACTAGGCTTTATACTTGGCGGAACGGACTTCGATTTGACGGGTTGTGACTCCCGGACGGCCCTTCGCCCCCCAGCCCCTCACCCCAAGGGCCGCCTAGAGCCCCGCTGTAATGCGTATCGCGGGGCTTTGGTTTTTCGACGGGCTGCTCTATGCAGCCAACAATCTCAACAAGGCTCGCGAGCTGTTCGCCGAAGCTGTTAGAAGAGAAAAGTAAGCAGCCCGGCGCTGACTAGCCCGGCGAGCGCGACAATAAGAAACGCCGCGAGCGATGCGGTTTCCCAAGCACCTTCAGACTCCGCGTAGTCCTGGGGCTTTTTGTTTCTGGCGGGTCAAGCGAGCGTTCGCACTGACCAACTTTTCGATCTCCGCGGCTAAGCTCGCTGTACTTTCGGCAACTGCTTCCGCGCGTGCCGCGCCGGGTATTTGACTTTCCGCACGCGAAGCCAACTCACGCTGTTTTGGCCGCCACCGTCGACGACAATCCGGTGCGTCGTTTGCTCTTTCTATTTCGAGCATCTGCAACAGCCGCTCGCGATTGCCGCCCGGATCAGTCAGCAGCGTGGCCAATTTTTCATCAATGTCTTCCCAATCGTCCGACACGAATTGTTTAGGCGGCGGCTTCGATACACGATTTACTCGGCGCTTCGGCATACGGTTTGCTCGGCGAGCGGCTCCTCCCTCGCGAGTGCGAGCGTCGTCGGTCCACATTCGAAATTGTCGTTCAATGATCATTCGCCCGTTTCGCGATTTTACTGACGAAGCGCGCTCCACTTTTAATCTGAGTTCCAGTTCGGCTAATTCGTCGAGGATATTCATGGCCAACATGCGCGCCGCCTCCGGCGCGCTCTTCAGCAAGATGGTTTTCTCGCCATGCAGCGCTAAAACAAATGTCTCATCATGAGCGCACGTTGCTGAGGAATGCGCGAACTGAAACGGCGTTTCAACGAAGCTCGTCATGGGCATCGCTCCCACAAAATTGGAGCACCGACAGTCAAGGCGGGAAGCCGCGCAGAATCGTGTTATTTGCTGAATCGGTCATCGTCAGTCCGCCTTGACTGTCGGTGGCAAGTGGCCCGGGTCGGTTGACGCCGATCCGGGCTGCGCAAACGATGATGCGCGCACCTTAATTTTTTGTCAAAGGGCGGGGCGTCCTAAAAGAGAGGGCACCTAGTTCTATCAATTACGGTAGTTGGAGGGAACTGACCTCACGACAAACGGAGATCCACTCCCATGGATGCGGAAGAATATGTTACAGCCAGACTTGAACCCGAGATCTCTTGGTACGATAAAAAAAGTGCCAAAAACAAGCTGGCAAATACTTGCTCCAAAATAGTGGAGATTGTTTGCGCTGCCATAATTCCCTTTTTGGCCGGCTACGCCAAATCGGGGCACGAATCTATTTCAATAGCAATCGGCATCCTCGGCGTAGCTGTCGCTGGAAGCGCTGGCATTTCCGCGCTTCTAAAATTTCAAGAACAATGGATCAAGTACAGAACAACGGCAGAGTCTCTAAAAAAGGAAAAGTACCTTTTTCAGACCAAGGTAGAGCCGTACAATGTTGACGATCCACTCTCAGTGTTGGTTCAGCGGGTTGAAACATTGGTATCACAGGAAAATACGAATTGGGCACAATACATGATGAAGCCGGGTAAGGGAGAAAGCCATGGCTAGGAGCACTGTGTTTATCAGCTTCGACTATGACAACGATCGACACTACAAAAATCTGTTGGTCGCGTGGGACAAACACAAGGAATTCGATTTCGAAATTTATGACGGTTCGCTGAAGGAACCGATCAACAGCACAAATGCCACTTACGTCAAAGCTCAGATCAGGCCGAAAATCCTGGCGGCCTCAAGATTACTTTGCATCGTGGGGAAAGAATCAGCAGCGAGCGATTGGATCGCTTGGGAAATACAGACGGCCATCGACAACAAAAAGAAGCTAATTGGCGTTAAGATCGAGAAGGCGTTTACCAGTCCGCCCAAGCTTCTTGCCAACGGCGCAACGTGGGCGCTTTCGTTCAACTTCGACGCTGTCAAAAAAGCGGTGGACGAAAGCTAAGACTTGACCGCCTCATATGTCGCCTCGAAGATATCCGGCTTGCAAGGATATTTCTCACCACGCACGCCAGTGATGATCCAATCACCCGGCATTGCTGTCATGTCGCCTTCAAGGGTGTGGATAACGAACGGCTCGCGCCCTTCATAGCAACAAGCGTAAACGGGGACGCGCTTTCGAAACATCCCTGCTTTAGTGGGTAGTTGGACGGCGGCGTTCAATTAACTCCACCCGCCCATGCCGGAGTCGCCACTGTTCTGCGGACCCAGCACGCTGCCGACCACGCTCGACACAGTTGAGCCGCCGGGGAAAAGCGACGCAACAGCACCGGCAAGCTTAAGCGCACCACCAAGGAACGAGCCGGTTTCGGCTTCTTTCTCGCCCTGTATGGCCGCTGCCGTTGCGCTTGCCATGTTGGTGTAGGACTCGGCTTGCTCCTGATAACCGGCCTCGGTGATTAGACCTTGCTGCCCGATCGCCGCCGTCGTGGTCGCGCCTTGCTGCGCACTGGAACGCAACAGGTCAAGATTACTTCCGCTAAGGTCAAGACCGGCACCAGCGACTTGCGCGGTTGTTTTGCCGATGCTCGTATAAAGCTGCCGCTCTTGCTGGCCTTGCTGGATCGCCGTTGATGTCGCGGTGAATTGCTTGTTTTGCTCGGCAAGCACTGCCGCTTGGTCATAGTTCTGTTCCTCGAACTGCAGCCCTTCAATCTTGTATTGGTCAGCCGCGCCCTGGAATAGATCGCTGACCGCGCCGCCGAGATCGTTGAAGGTCGAATCACCGAGTGCCATGTCGCTTTTCCATCGTCACTTCATGACGCTCGGCGCACAAGGCTCGCCGCATCCGATAATCGCTTCTCGCGTGCGGCTACGGCGTTCTCGCGCTCGGTCACTGCCTTTTCGCGTGTTTCCACGCCGCGGTACTTAAGCAGGATTGCCGTGGCGTCCGCCATCATCTTCTCGGCGGTTGCGTACTTATCAGCCAACGCCTGCGCGTCTCGCGTTTTTGTCTGCCGCGTCCGCGGCGGCTTTGAGCGTGGCGAGTCGCTTCTCGAATTTGTCACCGTCGCCGAGGAGCTGAATAGTCTCGATGACCTTTTGCTCCACCAGCGGATCGATCGCGTTCATGAGAGAGCCCCGCCGCGCAGAATGGTTTGCCCCTCTTCCGGAGTGAGGTGACGGCCCAACTTTTCTTCGGCAGCAAATAAGCGCGATTGCACATCACGCGGATGGGCACCATAACCATTCTCATAGACACGCCCCGTCGCCGGATCGCGTTCGGCGGCGTGGCCAAACACCAGACGTTCGACGACGGTCAGGGGCTCATCAGGTTTCATGGATTACTCCCTCAAATTCCGAAATTGAATAAGCTCGAGCCGGCTGGCGAAAGTGCCGATGAGATATTTTTCTGTGCGGCTTGCAGACCGAGCAATCGCTTCTTTCGCTCTTCTAAAGTTTCGCTCGCACTCGCGTTGCCCGCGGCGCCGAGGAGCGCTTGCCCGGCGGGGCTAAACGTGAGCGGTGATGCGCCGGCTGATTGCGCCATCTAATTCACCGAAACGCGGCGCACGGGGCGCACCAGCCGAAATTCGTCCCGTGGCTCAATCAGCTGAAAGGCGCGCCGAACCGCATACGCCTCCATGTGAAGCTGCGGATCATCCGAACGCTCGGACGCATCGTATTCCTCGGGCAGAAGCTCTACCTCAATCTTCCGCCTCTTGGCGGTAAGAGCATGCTGGATCTCGACTTCAAAACGCGGCGCGTGCCTCATGCGGCGCTCTCACGATGACCGCCAACGATGACAATATTCGCGTGCGTTAAGTCACGAACCGCGGCGCGGTCGTTTTTCAGGAGGCGAGTCACAAAATCGGCATCGCTCAACGCATCCGCGCGCAGCTGCTTTACCTGGTCGTACTCGGCCTTACTCACGGGAGCACCAGAGAGCAGCTGCTTCACCGCATCTGCGCTCAGCCCCACGCGTGTTTGCAAATCAGCCACGTCGCGCATGGTCGCGCCGAGCGGTACGCTGCCCTCAGTCGTCTGAATTAATGGAACATCAGCGGTACCGGCAATGATCTGATCGAGCCGGTCGCCGCCGGATTTCTGTTCGACTAACTGATCGAATTCTTTTCGGGCCGCACCATCGCCGCTGAAAAGCTTGTCGCACCAAGCTTTGTCGGCGCCGAGCGTGTCAAGCTTCGCCGCGGCCGCCTGTTGCGGCGTGGCCGGAAGGTTCAAGTCGGTGACGGTGCCGTTCATGCTGCCTCCAATTTCGCGGCTTCGGCCTTCTCCGCGCGCTCGACCTGACCGCGGATGTCGGCAATGATCGCCTGTGTCAGCCGTGCCGATGTGGCGGCCAGCGGTTCGATGTCGCCCGGCCGGTCGGTGGTTTGCAGATTCGGCGCGTGTGCGCCCGGCAGCGCCAACCGCGCGCCGCCCGCAACACGATAAAACTCAGCCGCAACCGCAGTCGCCAGCGCGCAAGGCACCGGCGGTCCACCAGCAACAACTTCAAGGCGGTGTGGGCTCATGGAAAGCGTCGCGCCGATCGGCAGCGAGCGTTCCATCTGCGCAGCCGCCGCTAGAAATTTCGCGTACGCGGCAGTCGCCTGCTCGATACTACGCGCCAACTCGTCCAAAGCCGCCTGACGCTGCTTCGCGCACGTCTCGAACTCCGCCAATTGCGCGCGGCGAGTGCCGGCAAGGTCACTGGCCGCGGCTGCCCGGTCCCGGCGGTCGAGACCGATAAGCGCGGCTTCCAAACGAGAAATTTCCTTCTGCGCCCCGACACTGTCCGCGATGCAGCGTTGGTATTCCTCCTCGATTTTTGGATCGTCGACGCTCAGCGCCGCAAGCCTGTACTGCTCGCGCTCAAGTCGCCGGACCTCAGCTTTCAGCTGCTCAATGCGCGCCGGGATTTCGACGGCACTCGGGGGCGCCTCGCCCTTGGTCTTTCCTTTGGTGGTTAGGCTCATTGTTTCTCCTTAAGGATGGCCGCCGGCAGCTTTCCACGATCAGCTACCGACATAACCGTCAATGGAACGGTTCTGCTGCCGGCGACCAAGCTCATGCCGCCTGATCCTCAGACTGAGGTACCGCGCTTTCAAGCAGCCGCCGCGCCATATTGGCCAAGCTCCTTCCCTCTGCCGCCGCGGCCGCTTCCAGCCGATCGCGCAAAGTCGGCGGGACCCGCACCACGATTTGCTCGCTGCATTGTTCGTGTTCGTGTTTCATGTCGCGAGCATGCGCATCGCATGCGTTCGGTCGCAACGCACCATACGCAAAGTCAATGTTTATGGGGGTTTTCGACGCCAACCGGGACAAGCAAACTTTTGCAGCGGCGTTTCGATAGAGCGCAAACATGTGGCGATCGCAGCGCGGCGCCGTTTGTCGGGCCACCCACCCGGATGCCGGGTCTTTCCTGGGCCGATCACGCTAAGGCCGGCTGAAAATTCAGTGCAATCGATTGCCCTCGCGCGGCTCCTTGCTCAGCTTGGAGGTTATCGCGCGCCTGTAAAGGTCCGCAGTGACTCAGCGGAGGCCGTGGATTCGTTTTTGTTGCTTGGTGGTGGCAGCGTAGCCGAACGTGGGCTGAGCGAGTCCTGAGTCATTTGCAGGCGATTGCGCGGCAGCCGCCTTTGCAGCGCACCAGCGCAGCCAATATTGCGCGCTTGATCGAACGTTCTCTTCGCGCAACGGCTTCCGGTCGTCCAAGATGCGCTGCGTTGCCTTGGGATCGACTTCAAGCACTAGGCGAAACCCCATTCCCTTTAGCAGCTTGAATATCGAATCCACACTCAGGCCCTTTGTGCGGCCAGGCGACAAATATTTGCTCGCTCGCCTTTGATTCCCGTAGCCGGACAGCTCGTCCAGCTCCTCCATGCTCAAGCCGAGCTCGAGGCGACGCTCATTGAAAGCGTCGATCAAATGCTCGCTATCCCACAGGACTGCGTAAATCGCTGTTGCGGCTTGATTTGGTGGCGCCATCAACGGTCCTGATAATGGATTTTGCAGACACATTGCAGACACAACTCGACCGCTAAGGCTAATTTGCCCAATTAGCAAGCCATTTGCGGCGATGGCCCACTGATTGAATATCAAAAACCGTCGAAACAGGCCGTTCAGGTGGAAAGTCATCTTCCACCTGGCGCCGAAGCGTAAAAGTGATCAAGCGAGTGGCGACGACGGGCCGTCCGCAGGCAAGTCGATCGCGGCTTGATGCGTTGCGTACACCTCGCGTGCACCAGGCGTACACCACCCGTACACCACCGTACACCAAGTGAGCGTCCCCACCGTACACCTCCTTAATAAGGAGGTGTACGGGACACGGGACCCCCCATCATTGATGGTGTACGGTGTACGCTTAGCTTCACGCGCCCTTCAGGGCGATGCGATAGCTACGCCGCGACGGTCTACCGTAGGGCTCGTTCCAAATCTTTTCGTCTTTGAACAGGTTGCGCATGGCGACTTCGAAGGCCTTGCTGGCAAGGTTGGTCCGTTTGGCTTCATCCTCGCGCGCAAACAACGCCGGTGCGTAGCTTGTGCCGCGCCTATCGCAAACGTTTCGGTTGGCGGCTGTGAACCGTTTGAGCAGGGTGAGGAAGATTTCTTTCGCCCGCTGTTCCTGGGCGAGCCGGTCGAGCGAGGCGACGCCGGGGACAGGCAGGAACAAGCCATTCTGATACCGAAGGACGATGGTTTCCGAGACCGGCCCGTATTGATTTTTTTTGAAAACGATTTCTCTCGAGTCGGTGTCGGGTTGCTCGCCGGGCTCGGGCTTGACGCTGCGCATATAGGAGCGGGCTCGGACTGCATTGTGCCACTGCGTGCTACCGGAAAGCCCGGTGTCGGTGCTGATTCCAGTCAG